ACGTGGTTTTTTTCATTTATGGATAGGATTTGTTAATCGACGAGGGATGAATCGGTTTTCTTGGAAGAGTTTACAATCTCGCTTGAGACTTTTAAGGTTCTGTCGACCGAGTAAGTTCTATAGTAATCAGTGATGTTGCTTCTCTCTCGAACCCTCTTAAGTGTAAGACCTCTATTGAACTGGAGAATGTACTTCCAGTTGAGGGACTCAGGTTGGCAATGATGGGCACCAACGCTTCGGTAACATGCACGGATTGCAGCGCCAATTGGAGCACTTAGGCCTTGAAGCCTTAATCTTTTCTTCACAACTCCACGAGATACCCCTACAAAGGCGGATAACACAAACCCTTTTGATGTTTCCGATACAGTGAATGAGACCTGAGTGTCGGATGAAAGACACTGATTCCAAAAGTTGAAGAGTCTTTGTTCTCTGGTGCAGAGAGACCACCAATACTCAAGTCCTATGAGGAAGCTTATCATCTTCAAGAGTTTGTTGTCAGAGGGTATGGCAGGCTTAACCTTGTGGGTTTCGCTTAAACCTACCACTGCATCGAACAAGAGTACTTTGATTGTCCAGTACTTATCCTCAAGTCGGATTCTTGGATCTAAGAAAAATCTTGCCAAGACAGCCGACCTTCCTGATTCAACACCAGCTATTTCCAATCCAGTAGAGAGTTCTATTTCTGGGTTAGGGAGTAATTCGGAAGGAACTCCGGACAGCAAGTCTTGCTTCGCAACCTCTAGGGCTCTTTTGAATTCATAGTCTGAGTCTTTAAAGACCATCGTGCCCTGTAAGTAAGTCTTTAGGGATTCCAAATCGATTCCCCTTATCCCTAAGACTGGGTCACAAAACCTGTGGAAAAGAATGTAGACTTCGGATGAGAAAGTACTGGTGAACTCCGTTTGGTTAAGATAAACGTCTTCGAATTTGCGACTGAGAGATCCGAGCCATTGGTGAGTGTCTGCGGAGAGTAGCCGGTGGACATAAGTCTTGAAGATGATGCTCCCTCCTCTCTCTAAAATAGCAGAGGTATTCGTCGAGAGAAGCGTTTCAATTTGTCGAGATTGATCATCTCTGTTCTCCATGTCAAAAATCATGAGATCTATCTTTAATTTATGCTGCAACCTGAGATGTTGGAAGGAGTCCCAGGTAGATTGCATCGTTAAATCAGACGGCTCCTCCCAACAAGATTCATAGTTCACACAACGCCTTGCCATCGACCCAAGCGCACAGACTGCAGATGGGAGAGAGGGTCTAGATCCGCGGAGATCATACCCATCTAAGACTAATAGGCTGTTGAAGATACCGCGACAATCTGGGTTTAGTCGGAGGCACATTGATGTTAAGCCCCCGGAGCCATCTCCCGCACAAAGAAAGTCCCGAAACGAAATGCTGTACCGATGGAGAATTGAGCGAACCTTGTAGTGTGCTCCTGTTGCAAGCTGGACGACACGCAAGCCGGAAATCAACGGACAGAACATCCGAGGCACTGACATCTCAATAGAGGTTTGTTTCTCTCCTGATAACTCATAGAGAAGTCTAAAACCGTAGACTTTCCCAATTGCCTCCCGGCCAAATGTGTACTTCGGTAGAGGGTATAAGTCAGGAGAAATCACAATAGATTTAACAGCATGCCGGACTTCCGATGGGCACAGAAGAACGGACTTGGTATGAAGTAAAACCAAGGGACTCGCCTCCTTGTTCCTCAAACTTATCTCCAAACTCTTGAACTCCCTCAGCTTATTGGCATCGGCCGTGGTAAAGGATATCCTACTGATTAACCCCAAGATACTAGTGCTGAGGACGAGGGGACCGGCAATCTCAACACCGACTAGATCTGCAAAGACCCACACGTTTGTTCCAAAATCTCGCTTTCCTTGGTGACCGGTTCGGAGGTTCATCTCCTTCAGAACGTGGCGGAATATTCCTCCTAGATCCCACTTGCTCAGAGGATAGGATGGCGGTGTTCTATGGGACTTGCTTAGAAGGTAATTGTGAAGTGGACCGTCCCTGATAAGGTTAATGAACTGAGCGTTGTTGGATAGCTGTCCAGTTACGTAATACAGACTCCCAATGAGTGTCTCTCTAGGCCTCTTTAGGGTAGCAACATTCCTGCGGTGAGTTATATGGATGGAGCAACCTCTTAACAAACCATCCAACAAACCCTCATAAAAGGGACGTGGGTGTAACTTCATTCTGATTGAATTGGGGAACAGAGAACTCTCCTCTACGAGCTTTGACCCTGAATAAACAGCATCTGCAAACACAAAACCGATGGCCCTGCCGACATGGAAGGATTTGGCCATTGGGTCTACCTTGTCCCAATCTCCTAAGGAGAGCTCAAGAGCCACCTTGGTTTCTAAAATTGGTCCTTGGGACGGGATCCATAACCTAATTCTTCGGGAAACATCAATTGGCCGGTACTCGATGCCAGCATCCAAGATGGGTTCTTCGATGGTTCTTAAACATGATCGACATCCTAAGTGATGATGCACAACGTAGCTACCTGATTCAGGGAATCGGTCCACGATGGAACTTTGGGCAAATAAGATGAGGCTCTGAAACATGAAGTCGTAATTCTCACTTCCAAGATCGGAGAGAGTATCCGTAGTAGTTAGGAAGCGAGATAAGATCGCTGGACTGAGGGCCGAGAATCCCCCCGCAGACTGCCTTGATGAGGAAAACCGATGGATGGCTGACCCTGTCCGAAGAAACCCTCGATTGAAGGAACCCGGATCTTCTCCTGTCAAAGCCTGTAGGTTGTTGAGGATGGACCGACCCAGGTTACTGTCCGGTTGAACAAACCAGTTGATGGAGTTTCTCAATCGAGCAGCTCTCTTTATCAGAGGAATGATAGTTTCTTTCTCCCATGGGGTCAACAAGGAAGTGGTCTCAGATGTTCGAGAACCTAAGTAAGGTAGATACGGACCTCGAGACCACACTCCATGTTCAATCTGGATCTTGACGAAGGTCGTTAAGTAGTCCTTCTTCCCCGCTGTGCACTGGGCGCACAGTCCCTTCACATTCTGCGGGACCCTTAGCAGCTCGACTGGATGAGGGATTGTTGCACCGATCACTCTGTCTCCCCAAGACTCTCTCCTGAGTTGGTCCGCTCTAGATGCTGAACACGCCCATGGCAAATCAAGATGATAGTTCTGGCTATATGACATGAGGTGAGAGATTCCTGATTTCTCGGATTTGATGATTAAGAAATCGATCTCATGTTCTCTTTCTCCCAGAAACCGGTTTCTTATCGTTTTGGAGTTTTCGTACAGTCCCACAAGGCTTTCAGTTAAGCCCAGGTATGTGCCTGCTTTGAACTCAGCCAAAAAGCGAGGGAACAGAGGTTTTATAGTCCCTAGGAATCTTAAGAGATGAGACTCGGCCTGCATACCGTACAGCACTGCATCTGCAATGATGTTATTTTTGATCTTTTTGACGTTCCTTCGCAGGATTTCCCGAATCTCTGATCTGATCACAATCTGCGCAGCTATGGAGTTCGGAATATTGAGGGACTCCGGTTTTTCCATCAACTTGATTAAATCATCTGGCTTGTATCTAGCTAGATTAGGATTACCGAACTTAAGAGCTAATCTCCTGAGGCTAATATCCGTGGTGTTCTCCGAGATAAGCTTCCAAAACGAGAGACCCTCTGTGACGGGGTCAGGGAAGTTCCTAATCAGGAAGCGAGTCAGACTCATTCCGCAGATTCCTCCAAGAGAGGGGTCAAGATACAGGGCAGATACAAGGTATCCCAAAGTTCCTAGATGTGCTCTAAACTCCGGTAAAATGGCTAGAGGACTTCCCAAGATCGGGTTGAATGTCTCTAAGAGCAGCCTGGAAAGATTGCCCAAGTAATTATATAGTTCAATGGCATCCAAAAACGAGTTGGAGAAATGGCTTACAGTTAATGAAGTGCTAGATACAGTCGATATGATGTTGGCAAAGGTGGGGAGCTGGTCATTTGTTACACAGTTAACCCTAGCCCACCGTTTCGACTCCGGAATTGTCACATTCCCTCGGAAAATCGGCACCTTCCCATAAATAAGGAAATCGGCGCTCTGCATGGTTTCATCCCGGTTGATGATGAGTCCTAACCGAGTTGCCCATCTGTCCACTTCCATCATGATATACTGATTGTTTCTAACCACTTCTCCTATGCAGTCGTCTAATTCCTGATCAGACCGGTGTGTGGGCAGTTTATAGTGCATGTTCAGAACCTGATTGTCTCCCTGTGCCAATACTTTGATCTCAGTATTCCTTAGTCTCCCTAATCTTAGGATAAGTAAGAGATTTAGGATGCTCCAACCCTTTTGTCTTAAACCCTCTAGTCCTCCAGCCTGACCGTTCCAACACACCATTGCTGCTCCTCGGTTGACAAGAGTGTCTCCCCGAACCATCATGAGATCTGGTCTGTTGATGAAATAAATCAAGGATCGTTTGAAGAACTCATGAGTCCTTGAAATCAGATTTGGGTACCCTAGGAACTGTCCCATCACCTTGAACACATGGCAGTTAGACTCATAACGTTGGTGGTTATTCCACTTTGAGTAGTCGAGATGGTTCGAGATGGTTATAGACTCATAAGTATCTAGGCCCTGACCATTCGAGCTCTCCAAGAGTTTCCGAATAACTCCTGTCATATCGTCCGCCATTGTTAATCCATGAAAGAGTGGGATGTAATGTTCTTTGATGAGAAACTCTGTGAAGACAAAGTACTCTCGTAGTTCCCAACTCATTAGGGCAAAGAACCTACCGACCCTCTTCAGTTCGCGCTCCTTGGGGCGAAGCCCTATACACAATGCGTTATCAGGTAACCCCTCCTCGTCTATAGTCTTAAGGAAGGCTTTCCAATCCCTTGCAGGTGTTTCCAGAAAAGTGTTCAAAACCCGCCGTGTAGGGAATCTCTGGTTGGTGTTTTTCCTGATATGCTGGATAAGTTCAGACCTGTAAATGGAGTGACTTTTATCCGAGTAGATCAGAGAGGGGTCAGTTAGATCTGGAATTTCAAAGCAAGGCACTAGGGGTAAGCGATGCCAATTGTCTCCAAAATCTTCAATTGCCTTGGGGGTTGGCCACGTGTTATCCCGGATTTGATTATAGAATGGATGACGAGGGGTAAGTTGACCCAAATCCACAAACCACTTCTTTGTCTTCTTAAACTGAGATTTAAGAACCAGATATGCCAGGTCACTCGCCAGGGATTGGGCTAATTGGTCATCAATCTCCTTCTCCATTGTCACCTGCTCGTGGAGCTTTTCTAATCCTTCGAAATAATCAATGTACGGATGACCCCAGTGTCTGAAACATCCGAAGATCTGAATAACTAGATCTACTTTGCTCAGCCCGATGATGTTCATGTAAAAGGTTCGCATTAAGTCATTATCTCTTGCTAGTTCCCGGATTGTGTCCTCAATGTAATCCCCAAATGCGGGGAATACGGGGATGCGAGGGCGATATTCGCGAGCAAGCTGAGTTAGACGATAGTTACAAATTGGCTCCAACATTTTAAGGTGATCGTAAGCTGTGTTTCCCATCTTTACCAACATCTGATCTCCTAAACGGTAAATGCGTTGAAGCACCATCACATCCTCTAGATTGAACTTTCGATCATGCCGGGGGTACATGGTCATAATGGTTTGGAAACGGGCTAAAAGAGTGTCTTTGACCATGAGTACGAGGTTTCGGTTCATCAGCACTCCTGAGGGAAAAAGAATGTGGCACTGTGTACACCAGACTTTCCCGACGGTGGCAGTTTCCAAGGCGTAGATCATTCCTTCGTCGGTGGTTTCGACAACAAAGGGAATTAAAGATTGGAGAGGGGTTAGATCTTCTCCAAAGTGATTTAGAAAAAGGGTCAGGAAGTGAAAATCCAAGAACTTGGCAAATAGGTCCAGAACAGAGTCGATATTAAGACGGGTTAGAAAAGGTTTTGCGGGTAAGTTCAATCCTTTAAAGAATATTTCCGGGATAACATGCGTGATCTTAGCATGGGCTTCGGTAAGGAGAAGGATTTTTCTTGCTAAAGAACTCGGGACTTCTTCGACTAGCAGGTAGCGTCCGACCCAGGGATGAAACTTTTCTGGTGAAACGAAGGGGAGCAATCCTTCCCGAAGGACCACGTGTCGGGACACCTCCCATCCTTTCTGGTAAAAGATTGGAGGGTAATTTCGTCCATAGGAGAACGAGATGAAAGCATCTAATTCATCTCGGAGTAGAGGACTGTTCAAGTTGTAATCCAAGTTTTTCACCGTGATGGGTCTCCCCTTCCTCGCATTGTCCCAATCTGGGTCCTCATCGTCAGGATTATCGAGAGGACTCCAAAAGTCATCTAACTCTATTGTCAGAGGCTCCATCGAGGCCCTGTTGAGGGAGTTTTTTTCATGATCATTATACATGTAAGGAGGCAAAGGCCTCGAGGTTGGAGGATTTACTTCATATTACCAGACACCAATCAGTACTTCAACCTAAGCCAGTAGGGTGGAAATGGGACCCTAACAAAGAGGTAGTCCCCTGGCTGGGGATTGAGCGGAGGAGGGTCACCCCGCACCATGTCCCGAATCCAGATTCTCGGACCTGCTCGTAGACGGCAAATCGGGCAATTAGGTCGACACCTCATGATGCCTGTTACTTTTTTTCATGATTCTTTAGACAGCTTCAGTAGCCCCGTTTTTGGTCTCGTTTTCGGCTCTTGCAAACCCACATCCCCCCTATCAAGGTCCCAACAAAGGAAACTACCCCGACAATACCAAGAATTACCTTGTCCTTCACCCCACCTAGCCAGTGAAAATTCTCCCAGAAATGAGAAATCCCAGAATTTAAGTGTATGGTAGTCTGAGATTGATCTTTGACTACCCGATCTATTTGTGGGATTTCCTTCACATGTTCTAGAACCGGGTGCCTGACAATGTCTACACTATGAGTTAGGAGTAATTCAAGATCTAGGCTCAAGTCCTGATAAAGTCCTTGCGGATGATAAACTTTGCCTGTTTTTCTGAATATTCCATTCGGACCATTCTCCACTCTATTGGAACCCATTGACCAGTCTGTCCAATGGATGGCAACGGTGTAAGCCTCAGTTGAGTCCTGGATGTAACCAATGATATCCTTACTTGTTTCATCACCGGTTGGGATAACCGCCATTTCATACATAGTCATTCCAACCCATACAGCGGAATCCCGCAGCTGAAAGACTTTGCCTAGGCCTGGAAGTCTGGGGGCAAACCGAGAGAGATCAACCCTACTCAATGTTTGGTTGTTGTTAAGTTTATCTAGTGACTCGAGGCAAAATTGATACTGCATATAATGCAGGGTGGAGAGTTGCACCCGATAAAAGGGAGACTCTGTAGTTGGAATGACTCGATGATCCTCGGCTTTGCATTGTTTTGTTATGAAGCCGAGGTTCGCTTGCTGGACCTGGAGCTTTTTCCCCATTTTTCGTCCTCCGTGAAGTAACTGATAGTCTCCGTACTTTATTCCCAGCCAAATCCCAGTCGGGAGCACAATGCCCTCGTCTCCTAACAGTGTCAACTTGCAACTCCCCTCCACAACTGTTGGGGGTATTCGTGACCCCGAGACCACGGAATGCGGCCCCACGTACGGATTCTCTGCTGGAAAGGGCATCGGAAATAATTTGAGTATCACAGAGTCCATATGAGTTTCCAGCTGTTTTTGCACTTCGAGATCGGAATCCGGAAGCCACCACCTATCCGGTGTGGTTGCTGAACACCAGCGTAGGTTGTCACAAACTCCCTGGGGGAACCCCGGGCTTGTCAATCTGTTGGATCTAGGATCATATTGGGCGGCATGAGGTAGAACATGAGTATAGACAGTATCCTTGGTGGTGTCACTCATCCAAGCACAGACTGGGTCCGGGAAAGTTTCCGGCTCTGACCGACCTTGTCTCTCCCGGTCTACAGCTTCCCGGCACTCGTGTTCAGACACAGGGAGGTGTGTTACCTTGTGAGTCACACTCTTGGAAAATAGGAGGTTTGTCCCGCATCCGGTGGTCCATTTGCTCTTGTAACAAAACCAGCCTCGGACCTGAATAGGTTCCTGTTTTGCTAGCATCTTGGCATTAAGCAGGACGAAAGGAGTGTCGGGCTCCCATTGTGGAGGATGGTTGCAGGTGAAGTCGGACTCCGTGGCAGGCTTCCAATTCCTAGGGACCTGGACGGGCAGCACGACTGTGTGACCCTCATCTTGATTTCCCAAACCTGTGCACAAACCCAACAGCGAGAAAAAGAGAGTTCGGAACATGGTGACTCCCTGTTATGTTTTTTTCATGCCAGTTTGTTTGAACTGCAGTCAACTAGATGCCGTCATTATTTTTGGCCGAGTCGCCTATAAATCGGAAGATCTAATGGAGAAATGGCGGCTTCTCCCGGGTTGTTGAACTCATCGAAGGAGGATTGGAAGGTACTCCAGATTAAGCCCCACAGTTGGTAAGGGGCATTATAAAAAAGTAACCACAGGAGGAACTGAATGATCATTAGAGGATAATGGAGAAGGTTGTATTGACCAGCTATGTATGCCAAATAACCCCAAAAGAACCGTCGTCCTAGGAGATAGCAGATCCCTGCGATGAGAATTTCGCCCAGCATCGCGACTGCTGTTGGTTTTTTTCAGAAACATACCTCCTTGGTCTTTTCGTCGATTAAAATCTTCAGGTACCATGTTTCCAACACACTGGCAGGGTCATCTGGGTAGAATTTCTCCTTTCTACAATTTCCCAAAAGTTTGTTATAGTCTGGCACCGCCCCCAGAGCAGGTTGAAACTCGGCCTCAATTGTCATATAGCAAGACAGTCCACCTGCCCGGCGCCGACCTTCATGCTTGTAAGACAGGTACTTCTGGGGGATTACGTCGGCACTCCTGAAAGGAAACATGCATTCATAATTTAGGGTTCGTCCATACTTCCCCCCATCCACCCACGGTGTCATGTGCAACTCAGACCCAGCTAATAGAATGATTCCTTTAAGAATGCCCTCTAAGAGAAATGGACCAGAGTATGTCTGACTCCAGTCATGAAGTATGAGGGTAACATCTCTTGGGGTTAGTGTTTTAGACTCACTAGTTAGGATAATCTTGCCGCTGACCCGAAAGGCTTTCTTAGAATTATCGATAGCTTTTCGAATCTGGACCTCGAGAAGCTCAGATGGGATAGTGGGACTACTTGGTCGTGGCATCTCGGAAGACGAATCAGTATCTGATGAGGACCACCAGCGGGAAAACATGATTCCCTGTTAGTTTTTTTCTTGGATCTCACAGATCAGCCATCGTCTGGACATATGCCAGGACTCCTTTCCTGGCCAAAGCGAACCTGAGAACCTCCTCAGGAGTCTTGAAGTTTTGGCCTGCAAAGATATCCTCCGGTAGGCTTCCCACATTGAATGATTCCTCATTGATCAACAGAAGCCCACCTCCCTTTTTTCTGGGGTACTTGAATCCAACTTTGAGCCGCTCCTTATATCGAGCGTACACATTTCCGCTCGCTTGAACGGGGCCCGGAGGAATTGAGGAGCTCGGAACCTCGATCTTATCGATGGCGAAGTATCGACCTGAGGCCTTGACGGAGAATCCAACCCTTGTCCCGAGCTCATGTAAGAGCTCGCATAAGAGCTCGAGCTGACCATCGATTGGAGCGGATTGCAAGACTTCGGGGTTGATACGTAGGGAATATGGTCCTTTGTCGGGTCCATTGATGTTGAAAAAGTTGTCTCTTGATTTAGGGGGATGGTTAATGGCCGATAGATCGGGCCCATGGTCGGACTCAGACTCGGAGGACTCGTCGCTGTCTGCGCCTCTGTCTCCTGGATCTGCATCTTCGTCGTCTGAGTTGCTCTCTGATTTGTCCCCTTCCGCCACAATTTTAATCGGATTAAGACCATCAAAAAGAAGTTCACTAGACTGACCACCGGGGCTGTATGGATCAAAGAGGTTAAGGATGTCGGAGGAGTTAGACTGAGCAGATCCTCCTTTGTCTCTCTCCATCTCGCTGAGGTCCGCTCCTTCAGCCTCCTCCAGGGAATCCTGAAGTTTTGAGAGATCATAATTGGCTAAGACAGCGGAAGGTACTCGCTTCTCCATTGGACAGGTTGAGTCCTGTTAGTTTTTTTCATGAGAGTCTCAGATCAATCTGCAAGGCGTGAAGCCACATACTTTCCAATAGAACTCTCTCTGGAGTTTTTAAGCTTCCTGGCATTCTTCTCGCAGTGCTTAACACACTGAGAAGGAAGGGTAAAATTATGAAGCTTCATCCAGGAAAACCACGCATCAGCATCCACTGACGCTGGCAACATACTTGTCCCTAGTGTTTCCGGTTGGAGAGAATCTAGGGCATCCGATGCATCCATTGTTCCTTCTGGTCGGAAGTTCTTGGCCCATACTATGTGAGTCTCAAAGACATAAACCACAAGCTCGGCATTCGCTAGAATGTTAGACTGGTCAGCTGCCTCCAAGTGCCGGGCATTGATTGATCGAGTTGACTGCATCAAGGCCCCAATTGAGTGACAGAACAAGTGCCAACAGGGATTCCTGACTGTAGAGTAAGGACTGGCTCGAGACAACCCCAACTCCATCATGTATGGGGTGTAAGAGAACGGGTTATCCAACTCTTGGCCAGGCTGCAAAAGGGCCTCAATTTCATCAGAGACTCGGCCCACAAAACTCCACTCTAGACACTTTGCCAGATCTTGACCCAGCAGTTTGGAGAAATGAGCCATTGCGGTCAGGGCAGCACAATCTCTATAACGCGCTGGAATTGTTCCGACTCTTATGGCGGCCATCGGAGATTTTTTGAACATTGAGTAGAACATATCGACACAAGCGACTATCTTACAATAACCGGAGTCGTTGTGCCAAGCCTCGATTGCCTGAAGGTTCGCTGACAGGGGAGCAACATCCTTTCGATACCCCAAGAGCATAGAGTTCATGCGGTCAAGGATTGTGGAAAGATATGTTTTATTTGTTATCTTCCCCAAACGGTAGAAACAGAGAAGATACATACACATCCACAAATCGTCCGCTGCATTGACCTGAGAGCTCTTTTGTTGCGAATCCAGGACCCGGGGTAATCCCTCAGGGGCCATTTGAACCATACAAAATGGATTTACTTTGTCGCCTCTCTTCCCAATGATAACACCGAATGACACCCAGTCATTCTGGAGGACCTCCTCTTGTGTGAGGAGTACGGCTATTAAGTAGGCCTTACATACCTCCAGGTCAAGCTCACTAACCTGGATCATCCCAGCAACCATCTGTCTCAAGTCCTCCAGTGTATTTGAAACTTGGACATACTGGAACTGGGGTTTGACCCGTGCCCTCTCAAAGAATTCGGATGGGTACTCGGCGACATCCCTGTCCAGAGGAACAGCTGTGGGCAAGCTCCTCTGAGACTTCTTGGAGTACAATTTCAACCCCTCCATTTTGGATCAGAACCCTGAAGTCCTGTTGATTTATTTCATTCCCACTAGACGC